TCTGTCATATATTACCTCCTACTGTATAAATGGACTATCTAACGTACTATCTAGTACATTATCTCCAGTTACAGTTATTTCTGTAGCACTAGCATTACTGAATATTATTAGTGCTTGGTTTTCTAAATCTACATTACGTGTTATAAAGTCGCCTTGTGAAATATTTCCAGCATTTTTACTACGCTGATTGTCAAAATAGTTTATTGCATTTTCACTGTTAAACGAACTAATAAGTGTATACGTATAAAACACTTTATTATTTAATGGCAAAATTAATATTTTCTTTGACTTAACCATATAATTTGTATCTAACTCATTAAGTGGTGCGTCAAAATAAACTGTTTGCCCTACATTCCATATATTTTGTGTAGTTTTTACTGTTAAATTAATTTCAGGGTTTCCTTTGTATTTCAAATATGACTGTCCTATTTTAGTTAACTCATCACTACTTGTTACATCGTTCCTATTTTCATAACGTGCAATTACGCCTTTTCTTTCTGTCTGTCCTGCAACTCTAGTAACTTCATCGTAATTGTAAACCACTTGTCTACCTTGCACTAAAGGTATATAAGTCACATTGATTTGAGTGCCTGCTGTATAAAGTGAATCTGATTCAATTTCATTACTACCATTTGAATAATAAAAGTCTGCTGATACACCATAGTCTTTATTTTCTTTTAATGTAAATGTTGCCTCTGTTCCATTCACTGTAATTTTTGACATAACACCTATATTAGAACTTGTTAAAAAATTAGTATTATATCCGTCAGCTATTATTGTTTCTGTATATGATATGTCAGCGTATACTTCATCAGATAACATTACTTGTTTGTTTCTATAATCACGTGTTCCATAGTTAAACGATATATCTTCAATATCATGGTCTTCAAACCATTCATTTGTATATTCTATGTTAGTACCTTGTGGCATTAAAGAAGGATCATAGAAATCTACTGCTACAGTATGTTCATCTATCATACGTGTAGTCCATCTTGAGCCCGTAATATTAGCTAGGTAATTAAACACGTCATATGCTGTCTTATCTTGCGTGCTATAAGCTCCTATTACGTCATCAGTACCAAGTATATTTATATTACCTAGTACAAATCCATAAGGAGCTACTGTGTCAATTATCATTTGTATAGCCTGTGTAACGGTCTTTTCACTTATAACAAAGTCTAGGGTGTCTCCTGTACTTAAGAAATCTTTAAAGTCTAATACTTCTACAGAACAAAAATGTGGATGTCTAGGATTAAGTGATATATTCCCTGTATTTTTTACCATACCGGCAAATATTAAATTTCCGTCTTGTAAAATCTTACACATTGAAAAATCTTTAGGATAATAAAAGTTATTTACATAATCATGTGTTAGTTCCCATGACTTAGGATAAACATTATCGAGGATAATAGAAGAAGTAGTAAGCATTTCTTCGTTTATTTCTAAATTTTTATCACATACTACCTCTTCGTTGTTAATAAATATTTGTATCACTAACTTACCCCCATTCCATAGTTATAGTCATTTTTAGCACCACCTGAGAATGTTTTTATATCATTTACCATTCTTCCAAGTGGGTCTTGTGTTTGATTTACATTAACTGTTGTATTTACTGATGGACTATAGTGTAAAGCACTTGAATTAGCAAGTTGTGGGCTTACACTAAATGTTTCAGCAATTTGTCCTTGTACTGTTTTTGTCATTTTATCTAACTCTTCTGTATAACCTACAACGGTCATTTTAGCTACCCAAGCAAATTCAGTTGACGGACTATGCACACCTAAGACATTTTTAATTGCATTAAGTATAGATTTACCCATGTTTTTAACCTTATTAATAACCCAATCTTTTAATCCACTTATACCGTTCCATAAGCCCTGAGCTATATTCTTCCCTACATTCATCATCTTACCTGGTATACTTGTAAACACGTTAACAATACCTTGAGCAAATGAAACTAGCTTACCTGGTATTGATTTAAAGAAATTAACTACTGCATTTACAAAACCATTAACGAAGTTTCTAAAGCCCTCACAGTTGTCATAAAGCAGTTTAAATGCTCCAGCAAACGGATTTACTAAGAACAATAGTAATGATTGCCAGTTATTAGATATAAAGTCTATAATTCCAGTAAATAAACCTTTTATCCATTCCCATGCACCTACAACAATTCCTACTATACCGTTCCATAAACCAATCCAAAATTTTCTAAAGCCCTCGCAGTTATTCCATAAATACATAAAACCAGCTACTAAAGCCACTATAGCTGCTATAATTAAAACAATAGGGTTAGCCATCATAACAGCGTTTAACATTGCAAAAGCCGTCGTGATTTTCTTTATTATTAAAAATCCAGCTATAATATTTATAAATGTAAGCAAAGGTACTGCTATTGCAACCACTATGTCTTTATTTTTTGCAAGCCAATTAAACATATCAGTAATCGGAGGTATTATATCCTTTAAAGCGTTAAATAAACCCTCTGACACTGCTCCTTTAAACACTTGTACACTTTCTTCTAGGTTACTCATTGCACCAGCGTACGTTGTTGATTGTTTTTCCATTGCTTTATAATATTTTCCACCCTCTTTTGAGGCATTTTGTAAAGCGTTTGAAAGCATTTCGTAAGTTATATCTAAATCGGCAGCTTCAGCACGTGTTATCCCTAAACTATCAGCTAGTAAACCATATATATCTATACCAGCATAAGCGAACTGCTTAATATCTAGTGCTGTGGCTTTACCTACGTTTTTTATTTGTTGTAAGTTTACTGCCATACGTGAAAGTTCTTCATTTCCACCACCACTGGCTGCTAAAGCGTCTCCCAAAGCTAAGATGTCTCCTCTTGCTTGTTCCGCACTCATACCAGTCGCTAGTAGTAAACTTTCTGCACTTGTTAAACTTGATACTTCAAAAGGTGTAGCTAAAGCGTCTTTTTTAATTTGTTCTAATATTTTGTGAGCTTTTTCTGTACTACCTGTTAAAGTTGTTAATCTTGTCAAATAGGTTTCTACTTGTGCATTATATTCAATACCACCACTTACAAAAGAAGCGACCATTTTGTCAATAGCTAAGACAGCACCTGCAAATGCAACCTCAGCCACTTTTCTAGTTCGTTCAAAACTAGCTTGTACATCCTTTTCAGCTTTATTCATGTCTGAAGTGTCGGCTGTAAACTTAGTTAAGACTTCTGCACTTGCTCCGTTCATATTTTCACTTCCTTTCTAATAAAAAGAGTGAGGTTTATCCACCCCACCCGAAAGGTTTTAAGCAGAGGCAACAACTGTTCCCTTGCCTGTAATATTAATTGTAATTGAGAATTCTCCCTCATCTTCGGCTGCACCGCCTAAGTCTGCTAGAGAATAACTAACTGGAACTTGATAAGTAGTGTATTCTAGTACACCGTTATCAATACCAGTTAATAAATCGAATTGCATAGTTTGATTATTAAACTGTGCTATTTCACCAGTACTAATTAATGTATGAATATCACCTAGTAATGAAACTATAGCGTCATTATTCATATCAATTTTAATAGTACCCTCTATAGAAAGAGCTACTCCAGTTTTTAACGCTCTTTGAATTGCATCACAATAAACATAGAATGTTTTTTCTTCGAACTCAGTGTTAAAAGAAAGTTCTGAAGCTGTACACATAGAGGTATAAACTGGGCTAGATGTTGTTCCTGTATTAACTGCTAGATTTTTAATAAAATCTCTATTATTAATCCAGTAATTCATTATTTCCCTCCTAACTAATACGATTTACAATACATTTTAAAGTCATAGTATAAGCTACTCTTCTAATATCCATATATTGAATAGTTCTAGGATTTGCTAATTGTTTGAAAATAATTTGCCATTTTTGACCGTTAAAATCGACTATAACAGACTTTCCAATTACTTGACCTAGTATTACACTTGTGTCTTTTTCGTCTTTTATATTGTCTCCATATATGGAAATAGTATAATAGTTAAAAAGTGGTGTAATATCTCCAAAGAATACTATCTTCTCCCCTGCCTCTTCCTGTACGACAATTACGTTTGTATCATTGTCATTTGTAGAATATTCAGCTTTAAATTTGTATTCATCGGTTAAAGTTTGTAAGTAATTGATAAGTACTATATTTTTATTTAAAATATCTTCTTGTGTCATTTTAAACCATATTTATTTTTAGCCATTGAAACAGCCTTGTCTATGATAAGTTCTTTTTTTTCTTTGAATTGTGTAACATACCATTGAGCGTAAGTATTTTTATTAGTCCAGTTAGTGTTTTGTGGGTATTTCCAAACTGCTGGAGCATAACTCACGCCACTTGCTCCTACGTGATATGTTGCGTAACTTTCTTTGACTACACCCTCAGCCATTGAAGCTCTATTAAGTTCCCCTGTTAAGTAAGGAAAATGTTCTCCTGTGTTAGTAAAGTCTAGCGTAGCTCTTGCTACATTAAACACTACATCATCACAGTACTGAGCTAGTTCTTTGACTGGGAGTTCTTTAACCATTTCAACTTGTACGCCAATCATTTTACAGCCACCGTAAAATTAGCAATCTTATTCCATATCCAGTTATCTTTAACATGTAAAATTGAGTAAGTCATATCTCCTATAATTAATTGGTCTCCCTCTTTAACATCTACACAATTTTTAAGAATGAAATATCCTGTAGCTTCAGGTACAGTATACATACCGAACCTTACAGATTGGTCTACATTAAAAGGACACACTTTAACTTTTACTTCCTGCTTGTCTTGGTCGTCATAGTATGAACTTGTATTACGATTGTTTTGAATGAGGGTAGCAGGAAAGCCATTCATGTTAAACATTAATTATCAAATGTTAGACTTATACCCAAATTTTGATTAATAGGGTTACCCCTGTACTGATAACCAGCATTAGCAAGCATTCTTAAAGCCAGAGTTGAATAGTCGCTTGAAAGTTCGTTTTTCATGTCTCCTGCCTCTACTCTTCCCTTATAATCAATAAGTGGAATATCATACTCATACATAAACCTTAATTGTTCCATAGAAGCGTTTTTAATAGCCGTAGGAACGGTATCGCTTGTCCAATTAGGATTACGATACCTAAGTCCTACTTGGTTATATATCATTTCTGATACTGCTTCTATTTTCCATAAATCGCTTTGATTAATTTCTATTTGATATTTAGACGTAAATTCCGCCCTTGTAAAGAAAGTCATTATATGACCTCCTTTCTATTACGCTGATACTTCTTCTACTAATTTGATAATTGCATTTGGTTCTACAACTTTAGCACCAAACATAATATTTCCCTCCATTACATAGTAACCTGGGAATCCTGGATAATTTCCGTTGTATTGTACGAAACTATCGAAGAATGTATCTCCTACTACTGCAATAGGGTTAAAGAAATATCCTTTTTCTTCTCCTAACATAGCGTCATTGATTTGGAATATTTGACTTACACCATAAGCTGAAGCAACGTCTCCCATTTCAACTCCTCTAACACCTGTTGGAGTTTCAAATTTAAGAATAGAAGTTAAAGCTGATACTAAGTTTGCGTACTCAGTAGCTCCTAAACCTAGTCTATAATCATCGTATACATTGTTGTTGAATAAAGTAGCTTTTAAGCTATTAAGTAGTGAAATGTAACCTGCTTGGTCTGTTGGATTCCATTCAGCTTCCTCAGTAACACCAGCAGCTAATTTACCAAAACCATAAGTATCAATAGCAGTTGCTACTGCTTGGTCTTTTTTATCCATAGCATCTTCTAAAGTGTTAGTAAAGTTAGTTCCTGCTACTAATACTGGGATTCTGATTGAATAATCCATTGGAAGTTCAGTTAAGTCAACTTTAATTGAGCTATAACCTAACATACCTGGAGTTAAAGCAGTAGTTATTTCTTTTGTTTCACGTACATTTACTGTAGCGTTTCCTGATTTAAGTATTTCGATCATTGGAGTTCCTGCTGTTCTAAGTTCTCCAATATATCTTTCATTTAAAAATCTGTAGAATGTAGACCTATAAATTAATGAATAGTAAATTCTTTTAGCTACACTTTGTAGGTCTAATTCATAAACACCGTCTTGTGTGTAGTTCATTATAAATTCCTCCTTATTTTAGCCCTAGTTCATTTAAACTAGTATTTCTTGTTATTTTTATTTCATGTGTTGGTTTTTCTTCGGTTTTAAATTTAGTCTCTACTGGCACGTCTTGAGTTTCTTTTTTAGGAAAGTAAGTAGCTCCGAACTTGTCCTTTATCATGCCTATAGCCTTTGAATCGTCTTGCTCCTCTGCATATAAAGTATTACGAAGTTTAGATACTTCTTCAAACTGTTCCTTACCAAACCCTTGACTCATCATTTCAACTTGTAATTTTAAACCTCCGTTTGATTTAGAAATTTCTACGTTCTTTTCTTGTAAGTCGTTATAAGTTTTTTCTAAGTTATTGTACTTTGACTCTAACTCAGCGTATTTTTCCGTATTTTCCTTAAGTGCCTCTTTTCTTGCACTATCGACCTCACTAGATAAAACATATCCCTTTCTTAAATCTTTTTCGAGTTTTTCGATGTTAATATCATCATTGGACAACTCGATATCCTTTTTTGTTAGATATTTTGTAATATCCATTTTTTATCCTCCTATCTAGATTTCAGAGAATATTTAGTTGGTATACCTCCATAAAGTTTATAGACGTTCAGGTCTGGTCTTAATTTCATCTTTTAATGGCTGTTATTTGCTTTTTAAGACTTCCTGTAGGGAGTTCAGCCTTTATCTCCCTAATTGTCTTATTTATGGCATTTATACGCTTTCTAGAACTGTCTATTACTGCTTCATTACCTACATCTTTTGCTATTCTAACGTCTGTAAGTAATCTGTTTTTTTCTAAAGTTAAACTATTTACCTTTTGTCTTAGATGTGATTGTTCTACCATTTCTTCATATGAATACTTTGGTATTGATATTTGAGACGAATCCCAATAAATAGACAAAGTACATTTACAGTTTGGATGTAGTATATCTCCTTGTTGTTCTCTTGCTTCAACTCCTATAACATTTCTTACTTCCATTGCTGTTAATGGCCTATTTTGATACTGAATACAATACTCACAACTAAAAGGATGATAAGGAATAATAAAATACTCATTTCCTACCCTTTCGCTATCTGACATTGTTTGATTCCACCCTGCACGTGTAAGATTGACATTATGTACCATTGATAAGTAAGTAGATAATTGCACTTGTCTTAAAGGCTTACCTACTTTACTAAAATAAGTAACAGTCTGATTTATTGTTTTATCGTAGTTATCTAAAGCCTTTTGTAAGTAGGTTTCACTATCAAAGTCTTTAACTGTATTTTTAGAACGTGAATATACTTTTTGTACGTTCTTTTCAAATTTATTTTCAAACTTTTGGAAGTACTGTTCAGGGGTAAGTTTAAAAAACTCTTCCCCTATAACCCAGTCTTCCGTTTCTCTGTATATTTCTTCTAATCTTCCAATATTAATAGCCTCTTCTACATTTACCGAATGTACTGTAGCCATTAATTTATCAATTTGTTTATCCATAAAAGCATGGTCTATATTTCCCCATATCTTATGGAGTTCTGTTTTAAAATAATCATTAGAACGTTTTTCTTTTAAACATTTAAAGAAAAGTTCCTTTGTTTTATTTTGTTTCTTTGTATAGTAAGCGTTTACCGAATAAACATTCTTAGCTATTAATTCACTAGAGTTCTTCATATTCTAACTCTATCTTGTTTTCTTCTTCACGGTAAGCTCTTACTAAGTCATCCTCATTAGTTGGCTCGTCTATTAACTTGTTTATTATTGGTGTAATAATCTTGGCTCTTACTGAATATGGAACACTTGCTCTTTTTTGGATTTCTCCTAACACATCTAGTTTTTTCATATCGTCAAATCTTTCATTAGCTCCATAATCCCATACAAGCTCCATAGGTATTTCATTTTCTGTTATACCTTGACTTTGTTGTAACTTAACTATATTTTCAATTAAGTTATTTATCTGTGGTTCTAATTGCTTTTTAATAGCTTCTATAGTCATTTCTGTAGTATTGGCGTTTATGTCAATACTTGCTACATTTTGATAAGTATCTTTTTCATAACCGAATGTAGCAGGGCTTAAATTAGCCATTTGTATTATTTGATAATCACAGAACTTATAACTTTCAATATAAGCCTGGTATCTTATTTCACCTTGCAAGTGTTCAAACATCTGATGTTCTCTGTCTCCAGGTAGTAATGTAAAGTAGTCCTGTAAGTGGTTTACTTCGATTGTTTTAACATCATACATATTAGAGCTTGGTCTCCAGCTACTCGCTAAGTCTCCACTTTGATAGTGCTGTGTTGTAACAATACGTGTTTTTGTTTTTTCAAGTTCTTCAGCAAATATATTGAATATACTCATCTCTTCATTAATAAACTTTTCACTATCTTTAAAGAAGTCTTGACCTGTATCAATGTTTACTATTGGCTGGTATGGTAAGTTATATATTTTTTTATAATCGTTACCTGTAATAGCATTAAATTTACCTAGTGTTATTTCAGTCCATTCATAAGCCTTTTTTTCTTTTTGATAAGCTGTAAATGTAATTACACTTGTTCCATCATCTTTTAACTCTATATGTCTTTTAAGTGAATAGTCAGCCTCTTCCCCCTTGAAGTCTTGAATAATATCACAGCTTATAACTTTATCGTATTTTTGTACTAAGTTATGTAAATCGCATTTATGTAAACACTCTAGATAAACTTTATCATCAAATTTATGTATGTATATAAATGACTCTTTATCGTATACTGCCTCTTCTAAAGCTTGTCCTAATGTTGGCATTAGCCAGTTTATACTTAAGCCCTCTGTTTGTGTTGTTAAATCACTTCCGAATAATTGATTACGTATATATGTAGCTATTTTCTTAGCTGACGGAGCTACTACATATCTCTCTTCTTCTCTTATATTTGGTATTCCATTTGTTTTACCTGGATAAGTAACTTTTGCTGTTACTCTTATATATGGGCTTTGTAATAATTCACTTTGTCTTATTTTACCGTCCATTAAATATCAACTCCTATCTCGAATGTTGTACCCCAATATGTTTTTTTGCGTTTTTCGTCCGTTTTAAGAAGTTTTATAGGTCTAACCATTAAACCTACGTTATTGCTTCCGAATAACGCTTTATGACCTATTACACGCAAATATACTGTATCTATTTCATTAACATCATTTATTTTTATTTTTCCGATAAGTATTCCATTATAAAATAAATACATTTTCCATTTTCTGTTTTTCCACAGTCTTTTTAGATAATTAAACATAAAAAAGACACACACCTTTCTAGGTATGTGCCTCACGTCTGCGTTATTTAAACCAGCATACTTGCACCTGCATTACTAGAACTATTGTAATATAAAACATTAGTTCTTGTCAATATTTTTTTCGAATAAATAATGAGTTTTAAATATTTTATACATCTCAGCTTTCTTACATGCTCTACAAGGAATAACTATTTTTAAAGGTATCTGTTGACTTATTCCTAATTTTTCCAAGTTTTTTAAATATTCTTCTATGTTTATTTCACATAAAAATCTTTTAGTTTTTTTGCATGTTATACGCATAATACCTCCTAGACAACTGGTGACCTATTACTAGACTTAAATACTTCCAAAACATAGCGTAAAGCGTCTATTGAATGGTCTTTGTCTTTTACATAACAGTTTATTCCCTCACGTTCTGATTTTAGTTTGTCGTATCTATAACCCTCTAATTCAATAAGACTTTCATCTTTTTTGGACTCTTCATAATGTCCGTCATTAGTAAAGTATCTTATACTAGGTTCTTCTAGTATGTATAGATACCCTTTATAAAATAGTGATTGTAAGTACTGGACTCCGTTATCTACACTTCCAGCACCTTTTTTTGATATAGAATGTGCTATACCGTCTACTGTTAGTCTATTATCAAAGTGTGAGGCTTCACTATCTATTACAAACTCAGTTATAGGTACATTAGGGTATTTATCTTTTAAATAAGCTAGAAAGAATCTAAACTGAAGTGAGTAGTATTCTGTTGTTGGTGTATCGTTTTCTACATCAGGATCATGGTAGTATACACCTAGTCTTACTATTACCCACCGTCTTGTTTTTTGATGAAAACATAACGCTATTGGTACAAAAGTTGTAGGGTTTACACTTCCATAGTCGCACCCTATACCTATTTCACGTATTATAAAGCCCTCTAGTGAATCTATTTTGTTTATCTGATTAAATACTCTACCCTCAGCAATAACCCACTTATTATAGACTTTCTGCTCTCTTAGTGAGCCTTTTGGAAAACTTCTTATAGCTTCTTTTATTTTTTCTTCTGTATCTAATACTGGATTATCATAAGGGTAGAATATGTATTTCTTCCAGTCAGGCTTTCCGTCTATGTATTCCAGTTTATATGGATGGTTTTCGTTCCCCTCTACGTTAAAACTATCTATTCGTTTATAGTAAGGGTGTCCTGCATAACTCATCATACGTCCTGGTATTTCGTTAAAGCTATCTCTAAGTTGACTTTGTGTATATATTCTTGCTGATTCATCACACCAGCAGAATATTAATGGTTTACCTAGTATTCTATTAAATGATAACTTTGTATTAAACCCAAAGAAGTAAAACTTCATATTATATATTTGCAAATATTTGTCTTGCTGACCGAACTTTAATACATACTGTTTATTATTTTTAAATCCATATTCTTTTTCTAGTATACCAACTAAATTATCGACAATATTAGATTTGACTGTATCTGTAGTCCAACCTATTATTGCTCCATTATATTCTCTTGGTATGTATAAAGGGTTTTTACGTTGTTCTTTTTCATATTGGTTAAGTAAATCTGCATAAGTTATTATTGCTGAACATATATCATAAGTTTTACCACTTTGAGTACTGCCCAATACCGAAATATTAGGCACGTTTGGACTTATTATGTCATCATATAGTTTCTGTTGTTTCTTCGAGCGTATCATTGGCTTTCTCCTCTATTTCCTTGATACGTTTTTTATTCTTTTTGATTTTCTTTGTTGTTTCTTGTTGACACTCATTAGAAGTAATATCTTTAATAATTAACTCTCCGTTTTCTAGCTCTAGCTTTTCTTTTTCAGATACTACTCTACCATTAGAGTTTTTTATAAGATAGTTTTCTCCTTTTTTTATAAATTCCATATTTACACCTCTTTCTATAAATTGTAATAATGAATAATTGTTTCTTTCGTTTAATGTTTCAAAGTTAATCTTCTTCATCATACATAACCTTTTCTAAGTCGCTATTATCTACTATGTTAACAGTAACACTTGGCGTTTCCCCTGCTACTGTATCTATTTCGTTATTAGCTTCCATTAATGTTTTATAGTTAGTTGCGTTTCCTTGTACTGCTCCATACCACAGTCCTATAGTAGCAACTTGTGTTGGTTTTAGTTTAGATATATCTATACCACTATTTTTAAACGCTTTATGTATATTTCCGTCTGTTATTTTAATATCACTTTCAATAAGCCATTTTATAGCATTTTTGAATGTAGCTTTTTCTCTTCTTACCTCCCCTGAACGTATTCCACCTTTAGTTCCATTTTCCCTTAATTCTTTCGGGCTTCTTTCGGAATTCGGTATAAGGTTTTGTTCGTTAGCCATATTTCACCTCTTTTTATCTATAATTTTATATAACCTAAAGCTTCAAAGTAACTTGCACGGTATCTTTTAAGCTCTATTTGTTGCATAGCCATATAATGTAAATCTGTTTCTAAATCCCATATTCTTTTTAATGTGCGTACTTTTATTAATTCATTAGGATCATACGTTGTATCATTATTAAGATACTTTCCCCATGTTTCTTTAGGTGGAGTGTACTTAAATTTTGGAATACCTTTTTTAATTAAATCTACATCTACGTTTTTCATGTTTAAATCACATATAATAGCATTTTCTCCATGTTTACAGCCTATTTCTTTGAACGCCTCTAAATCTGTTACTATAACTGGTGTTCCTAATATAAGACTTTCACAGACAGATAACCCAAAGCTTTCACAACTTGACAGTTGTACCAAATAAGTAGATTGTGCTGTTTCTTTAGTTAAATCTAGCTTTTGCTTTATTGTTTCTATATTTTTACTGGTAAATCTATAATTAATTCTATTGGTATATATTTTCCAGTCATAATCTATATTAGATTCATCTAGTATTTTTGCGAGTTTATTTATTCTTTCTCCGCCTTTTTCGTTTGTAAGTCTTGTTGCACTAATTAAATGAAGTTTATCTGTTTTCTTTTTTACTTTTAATGGTTTTAGAGGTACTGGATTATATATTAATTCACATTTTTTCCCAGTTTTTTCCTCAAAACTTTTACATGCTAATTTTGATACTCCTATATATTTAAAACCTTCATTTGTCATCGGCGTAAATCCTACGTTCAATGCGTCATAATGTATTATGTGATAATACTCTTTAGCCTCTACTTCAATATCATATCCATAACTACAGAAAAATCTATCACACTTAATAGGCTTAGTATATTTGTGTACTTCAACATTTTTTGCTAGACGTTCTATTTGTTTTCCGTCTGCCTCTTTATAATACACAATAAAGTTTTTATATAGCTTGGATAAATAATATAAAAATGATTCTACGTCAGCCCCCAATGGCACTTATTTTGCGCATGTAAAATACATTTTTCATTGGGTTACCACCCCCTTATATTTCCATATATATCCTCCAGCTTGTTTATATTTCCCTTGACAACAAACTGAGATATTACCTATAGACTTGATATTATTCATTCTTGCCGCTTCT